GGAAAATCTTTAGTAGAATCATCAAATCTAGCATAAACAATTACTCTATCTGTACCAAGTTCACTGTATATGTCGCTACCGTGCCCTAAACCAGGTGGAATTATTGGGATAAGTTTTGCTCGACCAGATGAAGTGCTTACACCACTATTTAAATTACCTAAATCAACTATTCCGTAAGAATAACCTTTACCTCCAGAACTAACAGTTACATTAGTTATAGTATTATTTTCAATATCTACTCTTGCTTTAGCTCCTTCACCATCACCAATTATATCAACTTCTTGATTAAATCCATTTGCATATCCACTTCCAGCATTTTCAATATAAACGTGTTTTATTTGATTAAGATTAACATCAGAATTACCATTTTCACGAACTGCTCTTATCTGTGAATCGGTACTTGTATCCCAACTATTAGGGACTGTAATGAATTCTGTTGAATCAAATTTAATTATATCACTTGGTGCTACAGTGAACAAATACTTCCAAACATAACCATCACCACTATTACCTGCTTTAGATGGTTCTAAGTCTGTAAATGATGGTTCATCTTGAGAGACGTTTCCAAGCGGGTTAGTTCCTGTTGAACCATTATCAATACAAATGTAAACTTTAAAGTCGGAATTAAGAACGTAGTAGTTTGCATCATACAATCTATTTGCTTGTGTTAATGGACTTGGATTATCAATACTATAATCATCTCTATAAATTTCATATCTACTTCCAGCAACCCAATCTACTCTTCTAATAATTCTTCTAATATTCGCAGATGAAACTTTCTTACCAAACATACTGGTATCACCTGTATGTTTACGATATGAAAAACTATCAGTAGGTGCTGGTGTAATTGAGTTCCAATCAGAAGATCTACCATATCCAACTAAAGTCGAGGTTCCAGCAGGATTAGGTAGTCCAATGAAGACGTAATATGAATTATTTGTGTTTTCAACTGACTCAACAAAGTTGTTTGCGTTTAATATTCTAAATTGATCAGTGATTATCGCTGACATTGTATCTAATCTTTTCTTTTCCTTTTATTTATAGTGGTTATTTAATCAAAGTCCAAAGGCTCTTATAGCACCTGTAGATCTTAGACCCCTAAGTGACTGTGTAGAATAATTTTTTCTTTGAATAGTTGGGAATGTTGTCAAACCAGAGTTGACAGTTAACCCAGTAACTCCGATAGAAATAGGACTACTATTTCTAGTAGCATTGAATAATCTACCCCACGTAATTCGACCTAATTCTGTACTTATACCAGTATTTGTAGCATCAAAATTTCCTGTTAATCCTGCACCTACACCAGTAATCTGACCATTTTGAATATTACAAGTTATTTCACCATTTTGACTTGAGGATGTCACAGCATGAACTTTATAGATGTTATCTAAGAAAGTAGTTCCAATTCCAACTACAGATGAATTATGAGTGTCAACAGATATAATTCCGTTTCCAACCTTTGTATCAGTAATGAAAACTGGATAATTTTGTAGTAGTGAACTTGCTGCTTTATCTGCTCTGAAGAAGAACTTAAGTGCTGATTGTCCACTAACAGTTACAGTACTAATACCTGTGATAATTCCAGTGAATCCTTGTACGTTATCAATTGATGTTATTTTTTCAGTTTTAAATGATGGTAATGAAATTATTACATCAGGTGGACTTGTGAATGTATATCCAGCACCTGGATTTACAATAGTAGTTGATGTTATTTGACCGTTTGAAATAGTTGCAGTCGCAGTGGCAGTAGTTCCTAATCCAACAACTTTTTCTATACCTGATGGTGCTTCAATACCTATATCAACTGTTCCCGAATATCCTGAACCTGCTGCAGTTACAGTTAATCCACTAATAGTTCCAGCGATTGAAACTGTAGCGGTTGCAGCAGCACCCACATTGATTTCACCAGAAGTTACAAGAGCATCTACAGAATCATATGTTAAATTATACTTACCATCTGTTTCATTTGGATTGTTCGCACTCAAATGAGTACCTTTTTCATAGAAGAATACTTCAGCGTCATCAACAAATATAGCATTTGTTCCCTCACCAGATGTAGTTGAAAAATCACCTATAATTTTTGCAGTTGGATAAACTTGTGGTTCAAGTATTTCTCTTGATTTATCAATTTTTTTACCACCTAAAACAATATCAACTTTTTGCTTAGTCCATCTAACTGGTTTATTAGTTTGCTCATTTATGCCAAGACCTCTATACATATTTGATTCAACTAATTTTGCTCCTAAGATTTCAGAAATGGTTCTCTCTTCCTGTTGTGAAGTTGTCAATCCAGTATGATCTTTAAATACCCTTAATTCATCACCAATTTTTATAGATGTTTGAACGTCAGCAACATCTACATCTACACCAGCTGTTCCTTTATAGAAGAATATGTCTACTTTTGCAGTAGGTAATGGTGCTTCAGTAAATTCAAATGTTGTTCCACCTTCAAATTTGTATGACTCACCTGGTTTCTGCAAAACACCATTTACAAAGATAAGTAAAACTGCATTTAAATCAATTAATTGTGAGGTACTATCTGTTACATCTTTTTCAAAACTAAGTAATTGCCCATTAAAGAATAATGGGAATCTTGTTTTAACACCATCTTGTAGATTTTCAATACTATCAATAAAATCAATCTCACCAAATTGCCAAGATGCAAAATTATCACTAAATGTTTCAACAACTTCTAATTCAAACTCTTGTATTGGTGATGTTAAATGTGCTGCAGTTACTAATCCAACTGGTTTGAACTTATCACCAACTCTAAATGAATGTCCTGGTCTAGCAATAGAGAATTCAGAGATTTCAAATGAGGTAGATCCAATACCTACTGTTGTTTTTGCTGCACTGACTTTTACATCAACTAACAAATTAGAACCTGTATCAGTTGTTGCACCAATACCCTGTCTTGATACTCCAATTACTGGTAGGTTATCATAATTTGGTTGAGGTATATTAATTACAGGATTTACATAACTTGTACCAGCAGAAACAATATTAAACGCAAGAGTTCCACCAACTCCAACTGTTGCAGTTACTTGAGCACCCGTACCACCACCTCCACCTTGACCAACAAAGAAGGTAATTGTGCTAGTAGTAGTTGCTCCGATTCCAGTTATGATTCCAGCGATAGGATCTGAATTAGGGAAACTAGTCTTAGATACTGCACGAGGATATGGATGATTAGTGAAGAAATTATCCTTTGAACATTTAAATACTAATCCACCTGTATCAATACCTACAGAATCACTTGTGGTGAATGTATGATTAGGTATTGTGAGAACGAGTTGACCTGTATTTGAAGTATAAACTGCGTTTGTTGCAGTAAATGAATTAGAACTTGATGCTGCGAAACTACCTTTACGTATAGAACCTATACCAGAACTTACAAATTTATGAACATATGCTTCATCTACAACTTCTATTGGAACAGAACCACCTCTATATCCTGAACCAAATGTAAGGTCTTCAAAAAACTCATATGCATGACCACCACCTTGATAAGTATGGGGTATGGTGCTCGCACCTGCTTGTACCTCAAATGTTCTATCAGAAACTATACCAACAACAAATAATGGTCTTTCATGATCTTGGAAAATAGTTGTTGTGACTCCGACATATCCACCACCACCAATTGTCTTAACTGCTGTAGAAGTCGCTGAAACAAATGTGTGAGCATATTGAGCACCTGCAGATGATACACCAACATTGACTGTAAATGTATTAATACCAACGCCTGAAACTGTTAAGTATTGATTTGCAGCTGGGTCAGTTGCACGAGGATAACAGTGTGTTGAACCATGATTATCTTTAGAACAAGTAAAGCATATTGAACCAGTTTCAAGAATAACTGCATCACCATTTGTCAATCCATGATTTGGAATATTCAATACTAAGAAACCATTCGCAGGATTATATGTTGCAGTTGTTGCAACACCTACCACAGTCTTCGGACATACAAATTCTAATCCTTTTAGTTTAACTGTATTTGGTCTCTCTAATCCAAATCCATGAACTATATCAGTTGTGACAGTAATAATACCTGTAATATTGTCGTAAGAAGCAGTTTGTATTCCAAGATTAAATCCTGAAGATGTTCCAATACCTACAACACTTGTTAACCCACCAGCAGCATTTTTAAATGCTTTTACCTTTGCACCCTCTAATGGAGCATATCCTGTACCTGGTGTTGAACCTAATGAAACAATTAGTCCACCTCTTGGAACTTGGTTTTGATTAATATCAAATTGAGATATTATAAAATCACCATTTGTAGATGTAATACCTGTAAATTCAACAGTTGAGATACCTGCAGTTGTGTCTGAGATAAACTCATAATTATTTCCAGTGTTATTAATAGTTTTTGGTGTTTGGAATATACCATTAATAAAGACTACTCCATTACCTACACCGACACCTAAAGAGGTATTAGCACCACCAACTGTTAATGAATATGTTTTACCTATTCCTGTGAAAGTATCTGAAATATCATCAAACAATAAGTTTGTCGTATAATCACTTCTGAGGAATGTTCTTCCACTAAAGTTTGCCTTTACAAAAGGAAGATTTGTCTCATCTCTCCTTGATCTTGCATTTCCTTTTGGAGGATCTGAGAAAAAGACTGTACTATCAACAATATTAAATGAACCTCTATGTATTCTTGCTACATCATTTGCAGTATGAGATGTCGCTGCAATACCTAATTGCCCTCTTAGAACTTTAACTACAGGTAGAGTTGCAATACCTAGTGATACGTCAACTGAGTCGTTTATAGTTCCTGTGGGTGTGCTAGAAAGTCCAACTTCAGTAACCTGCATGTATTCATCATTAATTTTTAAGAAATCTTGTGGTTGTATTGAAGTAATTCCACTTAACACAAATTGTGATAGACCAATACCTATGCTACTATTGTGTGTAAATCCATCAAAAATTCCTAAGTTATATGATAACGTTGTGAAATTGATCGGTTGTTGAACAACACCATCTAAACCTATTATTGTTTTAGTTAACGATTTTGCCATCGCTAACTTATGTAAATTACCAGAACCAGTACCTGTAAAGGTTACAGCAGCTCCAGAACTTACATATTCAGGTCTTGTAAATAATTTAAATTGATTTTGGTCAATACGTTCAGCAAATACAGTGCTTGGTAATATTGTTGTAACAACACCTGCTGAGTTTGCTGTAGCACCAATTGATACAGCAGAAGCACCAACTCCAATAAATGTTGATGTTGGAGTGTAAATTAGTTCTTCATTTGTATTAAAGAAATGATCAGATATTGTGAACACACCAGTTCCTAGATTTAAAACTGTTGAATCTGCAGGATTAAATGATTTGGAGTAAATTGGAATACCATTATGTTTTAAATCAAAGTCTTTTTTATTTGCTCTTAATCCAGAAGCACCATCAAAAGTTGTTAAGAATAATTTTTGTGATACAGTACCATATATTAAATCTGGAGGAGAATTATCAAAATCACTTGCTGTGTATAATATCTGATTAAATGATTGAACTTCAATTAATGATTTAAATTCTGTATCAGGATAGAACTTTAACTTAATATCGTTACCAATTATCTCACCACCAAAAGTACCAATTCCTGTTGTAGAACCTGCAGATACAAAAGGATATTGAACTGTTAAAACATCATCAGCATCTCTTAATGTGATAACTTGATGGACTGCAGAAGTTTTACCACAAGAAACTCTGACTAATGATTTAGAACTTGTATCAATAGTCTTAGAAAGAGTTGTATAAGTTATACCAACACCAATTGGAGATATTTCAGTTGCATATCCCGATTCAAATCTTGCACTTCTTTCAGCACCAGCAGGTTGACCAGAGACTGCAAAACGATAAGTTCCTATTCCAGCAGTAGTTGTTCCTAATCCTACAATATTTGCTCTAACATCAAGTGTGTTTACTCTATCATTTTCACATTGTAATTTAATTAAATCATTTTCAAATCTAGCTGTTATCACACCAACAACACTATTACTAATTCCAGACTGAGTATCAATATATGTTTGGGAAATTGTTGTATCAACACCATCAAAATCAACTATCACTTCATTATAATTAATCTCTTTTGTCACACTATCTTGAACAAAAATAGTTGCATAAAGTGAATTAAAATCAGTTTTAGGATATTCAACAATTGTAGTAGTGGTAAATCCAGAACTTGCACTACTTACACCTACATTAACTCCAGTTAAATCAAGATTACCAATTCCAGTTGTATTGATACCAGTTAAATCTGTATTGAAGTCAGCTTTTAATACTTTAATATCGTGATCTTTTGTAAATGCCTCTGTAGGTGTGAATAATAGATTTTTAACACCAGTATTTAAAATTTGTGTTTCAAATACACCTAAACTTGTAGTCGTGAAATCATCAGTTTTTGTAAGTAAATATACGTTGTTTTCTGTTGTTAAAGTAACTAAATCTACTAATTGTGAGTCTTGAGTGTCTGGATCTACAACTTGAATTAAATAATTACCTACATCTTCTGTCAGAGTCTCTATCACTGTGCTTACTGATTCAAAACCATCACTTGAAAAATTAGAACTAATATCATCATGCACCAATACTCTATTACTTTTACATCTTGTAAAATCAGTCAAACTCCTATTACTAAATGTTAAAAACTTTGATTTTGTATTATTTGAAGCAGTATCAAAATCTCTAACTACATCAAAATTATTGATTGCATCAACTCTTTGTTTATCACTAAGTTCTATTACATTAGCTACATCTAATACAATTAATTGATTTGAATCTAAAGTTTTTCCTGATCCAACATTAATATTTCTTATAATTGAAGTATCTGCAAAATTCTTTAGTCCTGCAGGATGAACTAATCTATTGATTGGGTTTACAAATTTGTCCCACTCTACTGTACTTTTTATTGTATAAGATAGATTTTGATAATAACTATTATCAGGTATTACTTGAACATCTGAGTTTAATTTTCCAATATTATCTAACCATCCATATTCTTGTCTATTTGAAAAAT